TACAGCTCAAACTATTGAAGCTATGCTTTTACTTTCGGATTGGGAAAAAATAATTTTAGAAACTCCTGATGAAGCGTGGATAAGTTACACTTTAGGCACTAAATTCGATAACGAAACAATTAATGTTTCAATAAGTGCAAACGCAACAGGCTCTGAAAGGATAGGATATATCAAAGGCAAATGGGCGTTAAATGATGGCACAAGTGAAACGATACAAATACCAATTATACAAAATGCTTAAACTAATTATTGAAATGCTTGAATTCCAAAAGTTGGGAGCAAGTGAGAGCGTAGACATAGCGAAAGGAAAATATAAAATTCCTGAAAATTTTAAAGAATTTAAAAACCAAATCAAATGGCAATTACAAAAACAATAGAAATTGATGTTAACTCGCTTAAGGCAGTTGGGGGTCTTGAAAATTTAGACAAGGCACTTAAACAAGTTGATAAGTCAGCTAAAAGTGTAGACGCTACATTTGAGGAAGTTTATGGTGATTTGCAACCTCTAACATCAAGAATGGGAGAGGCAGAAGATAGACTTTATGAACTTGCTTTAGCTGGTCAAAGTGCTACTAAAGAATATCAAGACTTACTTCAAACAGTTGGTAATTATCGTAAGGTGCAAATGCAAACCGATATGGTTGTTGATGCTGCTGCAACTACATTTGATGCAAAGTTAGGCGGTGCTTTACAAGGTGTAACTTCTACGTTTGCAGGTGTTCAGGGTGCAATGGCTTTAACAGGTGGAGAGAGCCAAAAACTTGAAGAAGCACTTTTAAAAGTTCAGGGTGCAATGGCATTAGCTGAAGGTGTACGAGGTATTCGTGAGGGTGCAGTAGCTTTCAAAGCATTAGGTATATCAGCGAGAATAGCATTAAACGGAATTAAAACAGGTATCGCTGCTACGGGTGTTGGTGTTTTATTAATTGCTTTAGGTGCTATTGTAGCATATTGGGATGACATCAAAGCATTAGTAGGTGGTGTAAGTTCGGAGCAAGAAAAATTAAACGCACAAGCTCAAGCTAATTTAGATTTACAACAAGGTAAATTAGATGCAATAGGTGGTCAAGAAAATATTTTAAAGTTACAAGGTAAAAGCGAAAAGGATATTTTAAAATTAAAGATTGCACAAACCGATGAAGTTATAAAAGCAACTGAAAACCAAATTGCACAAAATGATATTACAGCAAAAGCACAAATAGCAGCCTCGCAACGTAATAGAGATATATTAGCAGGAATAATTAAATTTATACAAACACCTTTAACTTTATTATTAGAAGGTGTCGATATGGTAGGTGAGGCATTAGGGCAAAACTTTGGACTTGCTCAGGGGTTTAGTGATTTGGTAGATAAGGGTGCGAGTTTAATATTTGACCCTGAAGCGGAAAAAAAGAAAGCAGAAGAAACTCGACAAGAAAGTTTAAAAGCAGTAGCTAAACTAAAAAATGATAAAGCAGGTTTGCAAAATTCCTTAAATAATATTGATGCACAAGCTGCTAAAGATGCAGCAGCTAAACAAAAGGAAAAGAACGACAAAGAAATTGAATTAGCGAAACAAAAAGCCGATGCATTAGAGAAAATTAGACAAGGTGAAATTGATACAGAAGCTGAACGCAGAGCAGAAGAATTATATCAAATTCAGGAGCAATATAGATTATTAATTGCAGAAGCTGAAAAATACGGACAAGATACAACTGCATTAAAAGAAGCACAACGTACAAAAGAAAAAGAGTTACAAGCTAAATTTGACGCAGAAGATGCTGAAAAGAAATTAGCAGCAGATGAAAAGAAAAAAGCTGATGACCAAAAAAAGGTAGACGATGCAAAAGCTTTAGCTGATAAACAAATAGAAACAGACCAAGCGGTTGCAGATGCTAAATTGGCAATTCAAAATCAAGCATTAGATACAGCTGCAGAAGGTATTGGAGTTTTAAAAGGTTTATTTGAAAAAAATAAAGGTTTACAAAAAGCAGCATTAATTGCTGAAAGTGCGATAGGAATTTCAAAAATTATTATTAATACACAAGCGGCAAATGCAGCAGCACGTTTAAAATATGCGTTATTACCTGGAGGTGCAGGTTTAGCAGCTGCAGAAATTACACTTAATAAAATTGGTGCAGGTATTGGTATTGCAGCTAATTTAGCAGCTACTGCAAAAGGTTTATCTTCTTTAGGTGGCGGTAGTGCAGGCGGTAGTGGCTCAGTCGGTGGGGATAGCGGAAGTGGAACTCCTGCTCCTGCTCCGAATTTCAACGTTGTAGGAAATAGCGGAGTAAATCAAATTGCTCAAACGTTAGGAAGTCAGCAACCTGTTCAAGCGTATGTAGTAGCTAACAATGTAACTACTCAACAAAGTTTGGATAGAAATATAGTAAGTAACGCAAGTTTAGGTTAATACCTTATAGGGTATAATGTAAACAAATTTAATTAAAATATACCTTATAGGGTACAAACAAAAAAGCCACCTCAAAAGGGTGGCTTTAATGATTAACTCTAATAATTAAAAGTATATGGATGACAAATCTTTGCAAATATAAAACAAATTTTCAATTATAGTGTTTTAATTTAAAAAAGATATGAATTTAATCGAATTAATTATAGACGAAAAAGACGAGTTAAGTGGAGTTGATGCAATTTCAGTTGTTGAAAGTCCTGCAATCGAGTCAAATTTCGTAGCGTTAAAGTCAGAAGAAATCAAACTCGCACAAGTAGATAGCGAAAAGCGTATTTTAATGGGTGCGGTTTTAATTCCTGAAAAACCTATCTATCGTAAAAACGGAGAGGATGAATACTATATCTACTTCTCAAAAGATACAGTAAACAAAGCGAGTCAATTATTCTTTAAAAATGGCAATCAAAACAATTGGACTTTAGAACACAACAAAGAAATTAAAGGTTTAACTGTTGTTGAAAGTTGGATTGTTGAAGATACTCAAAAAGATAAATCAGCAATTTACAATTTATCAGTTCCTGTTGGTTCGTGGATGGCTTCGGTAAAAGTTGAAGATGACACTATTTGGAATGACTACGTTAAAACAGGAAAAGTAAAAGGGTTTTCTTTAGAAGGTTACTTCGCTGATAAGTTAGAGGAAAAGAAACAACTATCTAAACAACCAAATGTTATCGAGCAAATAAAACAAATAATAAATAAATATGAAAACAAAAAGTAAAACAAGTCCAAAAGGTGGTAAGCGTGGTTGTCTATGTGATGACAACACTTATAAACAAGAATGTTGTAATGGAGATTTACAAAATCAAGGCATTGGTAAAACAATCGGTGTAGATAACGTAACCATTACAGAAAATAACGGAGTAAGAACAATAATAAGAGTAAACGGATAAACAATGACACCACAAGAAAAACAAGTATTCAGTAAATTATTTCCTAAAACGGAATTAGGTACTCACGAAATTGCTTTAGCTTCTGTAAAAGAATTGCAAAAAAGTATTTCAGATATAAATGGAGGTATTTCTGAAGTAGAAAAAAGAGGTAATCAATTAGCTTCAGAATTAGGTAAAGCACAACAAACTAAAAACGCTTTAGGTGATAGTGTTAAATCTATTTTGTCTTATGGGCAATTTGTAAAAACTCAAATAGATGAGTTTAAAAAACAAGCAAATGATTTAGGTCTTGACGCTAATAATGTAAAAGAAATTAAGACTTTAGAAGATTTACAAAAATCAATTAAAGATTATCAAACATTTTATAATCAGTTAGGTACTATACCGACTTTTTAACAAAATACAACAACATTAAACAAAACGTGTTTTAATTTAAAATAATATTAATATGTCAAACGTACTAACAGAAATCAAAAGGCTTTTAGGGATGGAAATCCAATTAGAGCAAATGACTTTAGACAATGGTACTGTTATCGAAGCAGAAATGTTCGAAGCAGGTCAACCTGTGTTTATTGTTAATGGTGAAGATAGAGTTGCTCTTCCTGTAGGAGAGTACATTCTTGATAACGAGATGATTTTAGTTGTTGCAGTTGAAGGTGAAATTGCTGAAATCAAAGAAGCTGCACCTACGCAAGAGGAAGCTCCTGAAGTAGAAGTAGAAGTTGAACAAGCTGCTGAACCTACTGCACCTAAAAAAGTAATCGAATCAACTACTAAAGAGTCGCATTTTTCAAAAGAAGATGTTGATGCTTTAAAGTCTGAAATCGAAGCATTAAAAACAGAATTAGCATCAATGAAAGAAGTTAAAGAAGTAGAATTATCTGCACAACCTTTAACGCATAATCCTGATGCAAGACCAAACGTTGAAAAAATCTTATACTCACAAAATAGAGTATTTACAACTTTCGACAAAGTAATGAGTAAAATTGCTAACTAAATAAATTAATAAAAAAAAATGGCTACTACAACAAGTATCACAACAACTTATGCAGGTGAGTTTTCAAAGAAATACATCTCTGCTGCATTATTATCAGCACCTACTATCGACAATGGTGGAATTGAAGTAATGCCTAATGTAAAGTACAA